TCATGCGATTTTTTATCAAAATCAAGCATTTCTTTAATATATTTAAACTCATTTCTAATCTTAGTTTTAATGCCATCACTAGCATTGAGATTAGATAGTTCAATTTCTACTGGACTATCATTAGTATCTGATACGATTGCTTCATTAACAATATCCTCAATAGCACTATCCGCTTCAGGATGAAGAGCCATTTCACGATATCTTTTAATAAGATCAAATTCAGTTCTGTAAACACCTTCAATATCAACATAGGAACCAAAAAACCCACTACTCAGATAGTGATCACTCTGATCCTCCTTATTGGGAGGAACAGGTGATAGAGTAGTGGGTGATTTTGATTCACTATCATCGATAGAAAATCCAAATAACTTAGGCATGATTTATTTTACATCTTGTCTGTGATCTATTTATCAGAGTAGATCAAAGACCTTTTTGGAATTAACCTTGATTATTTCCGGGTTTTGGTTCCCAGTATTGAACTTGGAATTCAACTGTAAATTCTTCAATCGAATCTCCAGTATCATAAGAAAGGTCAATTGCACTAATGTTGGTTGGGAAAATACCATAGAAGGTATATTCATAAACAGATTCTAAACCAGTTCCATCAACTGCTCCTGCAGCTGATGCTAGTCTTGAAAGCTGTTTAACGGTTGCATCAATTTGATAGTCAGCTGGATTTGTGTCGCCACTAGCATCAGCATACTGACCAATCTTTTGCATCCAGTTTTCCATCGCTGTGCGAATTTCAAAATTGGTGTCATTAATTATAGTAATTGTCCAAGTATCGAAAGTTCTGTCTCCAGCAACTTTAAATGTTCTTCCTCTAAAAGGAATTTCAATAGGTGCAATGTTTGATGCGGGCAAAGAAGCTGCTTTACACAACATCTTTGTATTTTCTGCAGGTAATCCTATGCTGGCGTTACCTTCAGTCATTTCGATTTCAAATAAATTGGGGCGTGCACCGCCGCCCGTTAGTGTTGCCTTAAAATCTTCAATTCTGTGTCCTACTGCCATTGTTTTGGTCCTCCTTGTTTGTTATTTATAGTATGAATAGATTAATTAAACAGTACCAGCGACTTCTTCAAACGCTACACCAGTTCTAGTAGCAACAAATGTCAGTGTGACATAGTTGATAGACTTGGTAGGCTTGAGGTAGATGTCCGCTCTAAATTCATTGTTATCAATAACATCAGGAGTGTTGTTCGTGGCATCGCAAACAACTAAGAATCCGTATAGACCCCTCTTTGCTTGAACATCACGAAGATAAGGTTCAACAATGTTCTTAAAGTTTGCTCTCGTTAACTCATCGTTCAGTTCAAAGAGTTGAGCTTCTGCTGCTTTCTGCAGTGCTTGCTCGACAGTAAGGAACAAACGACGAACGTTAATTCTATCAAATGCCGAGGCATATCCAAGAGCAGTTTTATCACCAAAGAGAAGTGTTCCAATTCCAGGTTGAGTAATAACTGAGTTAATTCTCAAAGGATATAGGATATCTCTTTGTGCCTTGCTTGGGTTAAAAGCAAGTTTGATAGCATTATTAATGATTCCTCTTTGTTGACCAGCAGGTGAGAACCAAGGATAAGCAACTAAATTGGTGCGAACCATTAGACCTGCGATATCACCGTTAGTGGGAATCCAACGGAACTTATTATTAAATCGATCATAAGTATACTTATATCCACTATCAAAGATGCCATAAGATGTAGACATCAGTGGACTGAAATATTTAACTAGATTAGCAGTTTGTGTGTCGTCATTAGTAACACCAATCAAATCTGATCTATGTGGTCCAACAAGAGCAACACAATCTTTTCTACTATTAGCTAAGGCAAGAAGGTGACCTGCTTTTGCCTGAGACAATTCTCTGGAAGTTAATCCAGGACCCATGATCAAATAGTCCATGGCAATTTCATCGGCATTAGAAAACTTATTATAGGAGGTTTGTAGATCTCCTAAAGTAGCAGCCATACCTTTGTTGGTGGAATAGTCAACACCACCACTAATAACATATGAATTGTTACCAATTGCGCTATAAGTTACGTCCTGAGCATTTAAACCCCAAAGACTATCTCCAACTGTAACTGCTGTGAATTCAGTTGAGAATCCAGTAGCAACAGGATTTGTCTTCCAATACGTGTCTTCTGCATTGGAAGGATTGCTTCCTGCATAAACTTGTGTTGAGAAATCAGCAATATATTGCTCGTACCAAATCTTCTGAGGAGAATTAACTGCTGAGATAGCATCCTTTGCCTTAGAAAGACCTACGTGCTTCTCAATAATACTTCCTGTGACTCCAGTGATTTCACCTAAGTCGTCAATAACACATACGTGGAATCCGTCATTCTTACCATTTCTATCAAGAACGTACTTGTTAGAAATAGGTCTTGGAGCAATAGACTTCCAATACATTACTCCATTGGTAATTCCAAGTTTCTGTTGGTCATACCAGTCAACTGCAGTTGCAGGTGTATATGCCGCAAGAGTAGCAGAAAGTCCAGTATTAATACCAGAGTTATTTACAAAATAGCAACTATCTGAGGTATCGAAAGATGCCCATTGAGTGCTCTCTGCATAACTAATCTTAGTTTCTGTATTTGCTGCAGAAACTCTTGATACAACCTTAACATCAATTGTAGACGCTTCATTAGTTGCGTCAGTTGTAACGCCAGTGATAATTCCTTTCAAATATCCAGTAAAGGAACTGGTTGTTCCTGCTCCAGGAATAACAACTCCACTCAATCCAGCGGTAATACCATAACCGATTTGAGCGCCAGCTAGTGTTAAACTACTTGTCGTAATACCAATCGTTTGATCAGCAAAATCGTCAATAGTACAAATCTTTAAATTATTTGCCCAAGTACCTGAATTCTTTGCCGCCCAGGTATAATTGGTGTCTTCGCCATCAGCATGGTTCTCCATGTAATCGTCATAATTATCAATTCTGGTTACACCAGTCATTGTTGTATAAGCAACCCCAACGCCAGCATTAGCATTTTGTAGAGTACTGCCAGCAGTTCTAACTACTTTTAAGACTCCACCATATTGGAGAAAGGATGAGGCAGCCATCCAATACTCATATTGTGCGTCAGTTGAAAGAGGTTTTCCAAATGCAGAAATTAAATCCTGCTCTGATGAAATATTGATAGGAAAATCAACAGGTCCAATTGGGAATGGACCTGCGATGCCTCCAATATTATCAAGTACATTATCAGCTCTTCCTACAGTTAAATCAACCTCCCTAGTTAGTACACCGGGAGATAATTGAGGAGTCGCCATTCTTTTTTCTCCGAAATCTCAGTTTATCTAAAAAATATTTATTAAAATTGACATTTACAAGTAGTTCCACATATAGTCCATTCCGCCACCTTTATCTCCATACTCATCGGTAAACCACCTATCACCCTTATCATCAACAAAACTTTCTTCACCCAACCCATCTTCAATAAAACCAAAAGGAGCCATATCCTGTTCTATTTGATTTTTTTGCTCCTCATACAATCTTTTTCTAATATCTTGATCAGTAAGTTCTTTAAAATAATCTTGTGCTACTAACCAGGCATATATGACAAGACACATAGCAAGGTCATCATTACAACCTTCTTCTGCTTCAAATGAATTATTCTTTTGAATAAAGGTAGTAAGTTCAGAAATAATCTCATAATCACTGAATATTACCTTATTTTCTTCGATTAAAGTTTTAAGATTAAGAGACCCTACCTTCTTAACCGTCTTGGACATTTTAACTCCAAGTTGAGTTTTCTTACCAGAGAACCCTTGACCTACAACCTGCCCGGCCCTGCCTCTCATGGAGCACATAAGCACATTTTGATACTCTAGGTCATAATGAAGCAAAGACGCCACCTGGTCGCCTATATCATTGACCTCACAGAGTATATAAGACATATTATAATTCCTTGCTACCTCATATATGATGTTGGGAAATAGCATTGGTTTGATTTCATTATTGCGATACTTTGCAACAACTTTATGTGGAAACTCTGTTATATCAACAACAACAAAAGCAGAATAATCTTCACTAACTCCTCTTGCTACATCAACCGTAATTATATAATCGTGGTTTTCCTTTACTGCTTCATGTACATCTAGTCCAGCACTTCTTTGAATTGGACTATCATATACTAATGTCCTTAACTTACTAGGAGCAATCAGAGTATCTACAGACCCTAGAAATTCGCATTCAAATTCAACTTTAAACTGTTGTTCTGAAGTATTAGCAATGGTCTGCTCTTTCCATACAGAATCTCTACCTGGTACTTCAGACCAGTGAACTTCTGTCGGAATATATTCATTCTTTCCTCTTTCAGCATCATGCCAATACCTATAAAAATGGTTCATCCCGTGAGGGGTAGAAACCATTATGACTTTCGTTGATTTGCCAGAAGTAATAGTAGGATAAACAGAGGCAAAGAACGACTCAGCAATGTGATTTGGGACGAACGCGAACTCGTCAAGAAAGAGGA